TAAATAACTGGAGGGTTACAAAAACTACATTACGTCTTGGTTCTAGAATCGTAGGTAAATGTATGATGGGTAGTACTTCAAATGCTTTAGATAAAGGTGGAGACAATTTTAAAAAATTATACTACAATTCAGACGTTACTAAAAGAAATAGAAACGGACAAACATCTTCTGGGCTCTATAACCTGTTCATACCTATGGAGTGGAACTACGAAGGATTCATCAATACTTATGGACTACCTGTCTTCATTAGAGGTAAATCTTCAGTCAAAGGAGTTGATGGTTTTGAAATTACAACAGGAGTTATTGAACACTGGGAAAACGAAGTCGAAGGCTTAAAGTCTGATCCAGATAGTTTAAATGAATACTATAGACAATTTCCAAGAACTGAAGAACACGCTTTTAGAGATGAAGCTAAAGATAGTTTATTTAACTTAACTAAAATATACGAGCAAGTTGACTATAACGCCGAGATGAATAACACCTCTTCTATAACAAGAGGAAGTTTTATGTGGGAAAGAGGAATTAAAGACACTAAAGTTTCTTTTATGCCTAATAAAGATGGAAGATTTTTAATATCTTGGGTTCCACCTAGAAACTTACAAAATAGGTTAATATTAAAAAACGGAACTAAATATCCAGGTAATGAGCACATAGGTGCCTTTGGATGCGATAGTTATGATATTAGTGGTACTGTAGATGGCAAAGGTTCTAATGGAGCGTTACACGGACTTACGAAGTTTTCAATGGAAGACGCGCCTCCAAACCAATTTTTTTTAGAGTATATATCAAGGCCACAGACTGCTGAGATATTTTTTGAAGATGTACTTATGGCGTGCGTATTTTATGGAATGCCTATACTTGCGGAAAACAACAAACCTAGATTGTTGTATTATTTTAAAAGAAGAGGTTATAGAGGTTTTTCAATGAATCGTCCTGATAAGATTTGGAACAAACTCTCTACAACTGAAAAAGAGATTGGTGGAATACCAAACTCAAGTGAAGACATTAAACAAGCACATGCAGCCGCAGTTGAGTCTTACATAGAGGAATATGTAGGAGCATTACAAGAAGGATTTGGAAATATGTATTTTCAAAAAACTTTAGAAGATTGGGGAAGATTTAATATTAATAATAGAACTAAACACGATGCTACTATAAGCTCAGGTTTAGCTATTATGGCTTGTAATAAAAATAGATATAGACCAAATCCTGAAAAAAAATATCAACCTATAAGTTTAGGTATTAAAAGATATGACAACCAGGGAATAATTTCAAAAATAATAAAATAGATAAATGCAAATTTCTTATAATCAAAATAGTTCTTTTCCAGATCAAGTCGTGCCCGATGCAGAAAAAGCCACTAGTGAATATGGCTTAGCTGTTGGTAGAGCAATAGAAGGTGAGTGGTTTAGAAATTACAGATATGGAACAAGTTCCCCTGGTTACGCTATTAATTACAATAATTATAATCTTTTAAGACTTTATGCTAGAGGTGAACAACCAGTTCAAAAATATAAAGATGAATTAGCTATAAATGGAGATTTATCTTACTTAAATTTAGATTGGAAACCAGTTCCAGTAATTTCAAAGTTTGTAGATATTGTTGTTAACGGTATCTCTCAAAGAAGTTATGATATAAACGCCTACGCTCAAGATCCTGTTTGTTCTAAAATTAGAACAGATTATGCTAACAACCTTATGATTGATATAAATTCAAAAGGTTACTTAGAAGAAGCTCAAAAGCTTTTAGGAATTAATGGTTTCTCAGGAGATCCTAATACTTCTCCTAGAGACAAGGAAGAGCTGGAAGTTCACTTACAAATGGATTTTAAACAAAGTGTTGAAGTAGCTGAAGAAGAAGTTATTAATCAAGTTTTAGATAAAAATAAATTTGAGTTAACAAGGCAGCGAATAAATTATGATTTAGCTGTATTAGGAATTGGAGCTGTAAAAACTAATTGGAACACGGCAGAGGGAGTGGTTATTGATTATGTAGATCCCTCCAGTTTAGTCTACTCATATACAGAAGACCCTAATTTTGAAGATTTATACTATGTAGGTGAAGTTAAGTCTATTTATTTATCAGATATTAAAAAACAATTTCCTTGGCTGACAGATCAAGAGTTAGAAACAATACAAAAGTATCCAGGTAATTCTGAATATTTAAGAAATTGGAGTGGTAGACAAGATGATCAAACTGTACAAGTTTTATATTTTGAATACAAGACATATTCTGATCAAGTTTATAAAATAAAATATACAGATCAAGGTTTAGAAAAAGCACTTGAAAAACCAGATACTTTTATGCCGCCAGAAAATGATGGATTTGAAAGAGTTGGTAGAACTATTGAAACACTTTATTCAGGAGCTAAAATACTAGGACACCCAATGATGTTAGAATGGGGAATGAGTGAAAATATGACAAGGCCAATTGCTGATACTACTAGAGTTAATTTTAATTATGCTATTTGTGCACCTAGAATGTACAAAGGCAGAATAGAAAGCTTAGTTAGTAGAATAACAGGTTTTGCTGATATGATACAATTAACGCATTTAAAAATACAACAGGTATTATCTAGAGTAGTTCCTGATGGTATATATTTAGATATGGATGGTTTAGCTGAGGTTGATCTTGGCAATGGCACTAATTACAATCCAGCTGAGGCTTTAAATATGTATTTTCAAACTGGTTCTATAGTTGGTAGATCATTAACTCAAGATGGTGATTTAAACAGAGGTAAAGTTCCTATACAAGAACTAAAAACTGGATCAGGAGGGGCTAAAATACAAAGTCTTATACAAACTTATCAATACTACTTGCAGCTTATTAGAGACGTAACAGGACTTAATGAAGCGAGAGACGGAAGTAATCCAGATAAAAACTCTTTAGTAGGTTTGCAGAAACTAGCTGCAGCAAACAGTAATACAGCAACTAGACATATATTGCAATCAAGTTTATATTTAACACTTAGAGCTTGTGAAAACGTTTCATTAAGAGTAGCTGATTCTTTACAGTTTCCACTAACAAGACAAGCTTTAGAAAATAGCATATCAGCTTTTAATACTGCTACGCTAAGTGAATTGATAGACTTAAATACTCATGATTTTGGAATATTTATAAGTTTAGAACCTGACGAAGAAGAAAAAGCTCAATTAGAACAAAATATTCAAATAGCTTTAAAAGCAGGTCAAATATACTTAGAAGATGCTATAGATATTAGAGAAGTTAAAAACTTAAAGCTAGCAAATCAATTGCTTAAGTTTAGAAGAAAAAAGAAGCAAGAGCATGATGAAAAAGTTAAATTACAAAATATTCAAGCTCAAGCAGAAGCTAATGCTAAAGCAGCTGAAAAAGTAGCATTGGCAGAAATGCAAAAACAAGAAGCTTTAGCACAAACAACAGTGCAAATAGAGCAAGCTAAGTCTCAGTTAGATTTACAAAAACTACAAATGCAGGCAGAGATTAAAAAGCAAGAAATGGAATTACAGTACACTTATGATATGCAATTAGCTACTATAAGGGTACAACAAGAAAAAGCTAGAGAAGAGTTTATTGAAGATAGAAAAGATAGAAGAACAAGATTACAAGGAACTCAACAAAGCGAAATGATAAGTCAAAGAAAAAATGACTTACCACCTAAAAACTTTGAACAAGAAGAAATAGGCATACAAGATTTTATGCCTCAGTAACAATTAATAACTATTATATTATATTATGTCAAAAGAAAAAAAAGAAGAACCTATAGTAGACTCTACTAAAGAAGGTTTAAAAATAAAGAAAAAACCTAGTTTAAGAAATAAACCTCAACAAACTACTAAATTAGATTTAACTAAAACAAAAGAAGATGCCGTTCAAGAGCAAGAGTCAGAGAAACCTGTGTTACAGGTTGATGAAAAAGAAGAAAAACAAGAGTTGGGATTGCAAGAAGTGGGATCAGCACACGAAGAAAAAGTCGTTACCAAAGAAGTTAAAGAAGAGGTAGTTTCCCCTATAGTTGAAGTAGTAGATGAAAAAGAAGTAAAAGAAACTACTCAAGAATTAAAAGAAGCCGTTAGAGATGAAAAAGTAATGGGAAAACCTTTACCAGAAAACATCGAAAAACTAATCTCATTCATGGAGGAAACAGGTGGTACTGTTGAAGATTATGTTTCTTTAAATAAAGACTATTCCAAATATGATGAAAAATCATTATTAAGTGAATATTATAAAAAGACTAAACCACATTTAAATTCAGAAGAAATTAACTTTTTAATGGAAGATAATTTTTCTTATGATGAAGAAGTGGATGAAGAGAGAACTGTTAAAAAAAGACAGTTAGCTCTTAAAGAAGAAATTGCAGAAGCCAAAAAGTTTTTAGAAAGCTCTAAAGTTAAGTATTACGACGAGATCAAGTTGAGACCGGGTATTACTCAAGAGCAACAAAAAGCAATGGACTTTTTCAATAGATACAACAAAGAACAACAAATAGCTGAGCAACGTAGAAAATCGTTTAGAGATGAAACAACTAAAACATTCGCTAATGAATTTGAAGGTTTTGAATTTAAAGTTGGTGAAAAAAAATTTAGGTACAACGTTTCTAATCCGTCTGCAGTTGCTGAGAGACAGTCAGACTTAAACACATTTGTTAAGAAGTTCTTAAACAAAGAAGGGCAAGTTATTGATACTGTTGGTTATCACAAAGCTATTTACGCTGCTGATAATGCTGATACTATTGCTAATCATTTTTACGAGCAAGGTAAAGCCGATGCTGTAAAAGACATGATGGCTAAATCTAAAAATATAACTAATGAACCTAGGCCACAAGCCACAGGTGATGTTTTTATTAATGGGTTAAGGGTTAAAGCTATTAATGGCGTTGATACTTCTAGGTTGAAAATTAAAAGTAAAAAATAACAATAACTAAAACAAAAACTAAAAATTATGAGTTTTGTAACTGGCGGGAGTTTTCCCGCGTCTTTAGTTCCTTCACAAAAAAGAATGACATTAAGAGAAAATTTTCTTTCTTTTGATGACGCTACAGGTGGGAACTTTGCACAACAATATCTGCCTGAGCTTTACGAAGCTGAAGTAGAGAGATATGGAAACCGAACTATTGGTGGTTTCTTAAGAATGGTAGGCGCTGAAATGCCTATGACATCTGATCAAGTAATTTGGTCTGAACAAAATAGATTACACGTTGCTTATAAAGCTGCTGTTGCTGCTGATACTGGTGCTGGTAATGCTAATGCTACTTTAACTATTGATTTAGCTGGAACAAGTACTACTGAAGCTGCTATAAGAGTTGGTCAAACAGTTCTTTTTACAGATAACGCAACTGGATTGGTTTCTGGTAAAGGTTTAGTACAAGCTTTAGGTGACGCTGCTGTAGGTGGTGTTAATTACACAAAGAATGTACTTAATATTGCTGTTTACGGTCAAGTTGGAGCTACTCCAATGACTGCTTTAGGATTAAATGGTGCTTCTGTAAACCTATTTGTTTATGGTTCTGATTTTGGAAAAGGTACTGTAGGTATGGAAGGTTCAATTGAGCCATCTTTTACTCAATATCAAAATTCTCCAATTATCATTAAAGATAACTTTAAAATTAACGGATCTGACGCTGCTCAGATTGGTTGGGTTGAAGTTGCTACTGAAGAAGGAGTTTCTGGATATTTATGGTATTTAAAATCTGAATCTGAAACAAGATTAAGATTTGAAGATTACCTAGAAATGGCAATGGTTGAAGGTGAGTTTATGAACTCAGCAAACATTACTGATTCTGGTATTCCTTTTGATTTTGGTGGAACTGCTGCTAACACTACTCAAGATGTTAAAGGTACTGAAGGTTTATTCGCTGCTATTGAAGCAAGAGGTAATGTATACTCTGGTTTCGCTGGTGCTGCTGCTCCTGGTTCTGGTGCTTTAGCTGATTTTGATGAAATCCTTAAAAACTTAGATAAGCAAGGTGCTATTGAAGAAAATATGTTATTCTTATCTAGAGCTACTGCTCTTGATTTTGATGATATGATTGCTGCAATGAATGGATCTTACGCTTCTC